TCATAGGGCGCGCGTGCCATTTGCGTGCCAATTTAGGTAAGATTGCACAGCGGCAACGCACTTCTCGCCAAAGCGTTCTCCGGGATGACCGTAGACATCCAGCGTCATCTGCGTGCTCGCGTGGCCAAGATAGGCCGCGACATCGTTTGCCGGGACGCCAGCTTCCAGCATTCGCGTCGCACAGGTATGGCGCAGCGTGTGGAAAGTCGCATTGGGAATCTCCATCCGTTGAAAGAGAGCGGCGGCGGTGTGCGTGAACTTGTCAATAGGGATAGTGTTTCCCAAGGAAGTTGTAAAGACCCAATCCCCTTCCCATGGGCAGAAGGAACGCAAGCGTTGTTCTGCCTGAACCTGCTTCCAAGCTTTGAGCAGCGCAAGGAGCTCCGGCGCGACGGAGATGGTGCGCATGCTGGAAGTGTTTTTCGTGGGGCCAATGCGATTCAGACCGTTCTGACGCTGCACGGCACGACGAATGGTGAGCGTTCCCGCCTCGAAGTCCACGTCTGCCCAAGAGAGGGCGCACAGCTCCTGCCGACGCATGCCAGTTCCCAGCGCAAGAAGGAGGATTGCCTTCCAGCGAAGCCCGAGATTCTCCGCCCCCACACAAAAGCGCTGGATTTCCTCGTCTGTCAAGGCGCGTTTTTCTCGGACAGGCTCTGATTTTGGAGATGTAACTTTGTCCATGATGTTCCGGTCCGTCAGATCATTCTTGTAGGCCCAGGCCATAGCGGCCTTGAGCGCACGATGGTGATGGAGAACATAAGTGGGAGAGAGCCCGCCTGAAAGGCCATCCAAAGGCGCGCTCTTTGGATCGGCGATGCGGCGGTAGAAGGCATGCACATCCTTAGGACGTAGCTCTTGTAGATCCATATGTCCTAACGCTGCACGGACCCGGCGCAGCGTTTCCCGATACCACTCCTGTGTGCGGATAGAGGTCGTTTCCAGGCGGTCTTCTTCAAACAGATCCAACATAGCGTTCACGGTCATTTTTTCCTTATTCGTGAGCGCATCAATCTCTGCTTGAAAGGCTTTGAGCAGACGCTCGGCCTCTCGATCGCTGCGCGCTTGGACGGTCTTTGTCCGGCGGACGCGCTTGCGCCCCAATCCCGTTCCGCCGGAAACAAAGAGCCGATACTTTCCATTTTCCAATTTCTGATAGGATCCTGTAGAGTAGGTTCTGCGGTCTGCGGACATTTTCGCGTCGCTCCTTTCTTTACTTTTTGCGAGGTGACTGCTATAATGAATATAGCAAAGCTCACCCTATGTGTCGCCGGGTGGAAAAAGTTTTGCTGCTGCCCCGACCGCGTTGCCGCGCGGCCGGGGCACTTGTTTTACTCGGAGAAGATCTCGTCCAGGTCGATCGTGTAGCCCTCCAGGACCTGCACCGGGACTTTGTCGCCCTTCTCATAGGCGCCGGCCAGGCGGTAGCCCTTGTCGTCCAGGACATACTGCAGAACGGTGCCCAGCTCCGCCTCGACGGTCCAGTACTCGCGGACGCCGTACCGCCTGTAGAGGTTCATCTTGCGCACCAGGTCGTGCTGGCGCGTGCCCGGGGAGAGCACCTCGATGATGAGGTCCGGCGCGCCGTGGCAGCCCCTGTCGTCGAGCTTCTTCCGGTCGCAGACGACGAAGACGTCCGGCTGCACGACCGTGGGCTTGCGCTCGTCCGCCTCGTCGAGGAACACGTCCAGCGGGGCGATGAACGCTTGACAAGGCTTGCCGCTCAACGCTGCACGAAAAGCGGAGGCGAAAGCGAGCGCACAATTCTGGTGAGACATAGAGGGCGAGGCGAGCAGGTACGGCATGCCCTCCAGGATCTCCATGCGGTCGTTCTCCGGCAGTGCCAGGTACTCGGAGAGGGTAAAGGTTTGGTCAGAGTATTTCTTGGCCACGGTCATGTGGGGCACCTCCTTTGGATGTGAATTCCTATCGCTTATTTCAAAAAGTTTATCTTTGCATGCATTAGGAGGCCAACTCATTCACATATTTATCGCGATGTTCCCAGGCTACAGGGACGATTTTTGCATCACGAAGTAGCTGGAGTGCGTTTTCATCCTTAGAACGCTTAGTCTGGTAGAATGCATAAACGCGAGTGTCGATTGGACGCAGACACACGGCATCTTCCCACGCAACACGCAACATGGAAGCGGTTCCCCGATCCAGGGCGGTGATGACACGGATAGCGCGCTCTGGCTGTTTCGAAGACGCAGCAATCACATAGTCAAAGGGATAGGTGAAGCCGCTACGTCCAGTAAATCGTATATTCGGAACAAAGAGTATACCGTTTTTCTGCAGAAAGTGCTCCACGTCCTGCTGAAAGATGTCCACAATGTTGGGTTGGGCGAGAACGTGAAGATCGCCTACGGCCATCATGGCTTGCAACAGGTCCAGCTTTTTTTGCGAAAAATGCTCCTTGGAACACGTGGTATACAGGGAATCGCTGGTCGGATCCAGGGATACGCCGAAGCGATGTAGAATCAAGGTCAGATGCTCCTTGCGCTTCGGAGTGCTAAAATCGACACCGCTCATGGCCAGGTCGGAAAGCGTGAGGCCGTCGTCGGAGAGACGCAAACTGCCATCCTCTTGCTCCTCCACATAAATCTGCATGTAATCGTTGTGGCGATCCAGCAAGGGCGCAGTAATCTCGTGCACGCCCTTTCCCAAAGCCTGCACGGTGGTGTTCTCGCGGATCCAGCGCGCGAACTGGTCCACAAGGGAAGAACCGAGATGGGATGCTGACATATCAAAAACTCCTTTGCATCTGTTCTGGTTCGTGAATATGCGCGTATGCGCAGAACCAGTTAAAGATCCACGGCATATCATCCAGATGGTTCGCCGCCTCTGGCTCAATTTCCTCCAAGGGATATGCCATCGAATCCCCGAACTTTTGCGTAGCGATGTGTAAATGTGGGCCAGCAATTATTCGGCCATCCGGCGGCGGGTTCCGATGCGGCTTGTCATTCATGCACAAGCGTAACAATACCTCAGAAGTGTGTACGCGCTCGTTATAGGTGCAGCGCGTGAGGCGGTAATGCCCGCGGCGTAGGACGTCTAGGATATAGCGCTCAACACCGCGTCGATCCTGCAGTTTGAAGCTGTCTTTACTTCCCATAGGCGGGAAAACGACCTGGTTGTTGACGAAAAACTTTTCATCAGCAAGAAAATGATCAATATCTGATTGCAGCATCGTATAACACCTGACTTTCTTTTCCTTGTCCCAAGCTGGAAGTACAAGAACAACGAATCGATGCCCTACAGCAAGCCTTCGCAATACTACTCTTGCTCACAGAACGTCGCGCCGTAATCGGTCAAAGTGACAGAGATGTAAGGCTTTTTGCGCGAGGCTCCCTGTGTTGCGCGAATGCACTCGAAGCTAATTAAATTTTTGATGTGCTCGTTGAGAAATCTCAAGAGGTCATCATCCGAACGGCCTGCGAAGAAGTCCATTGATCGTAATTTATTCATCAACGTGTCCACGTGAACTGTAGTGTGCTGTGTACCGTTATCTCTTCGCTGCGTCTTGTCGTATTTCTCCAGCTCATAAATTAGGAAAAGGACAACCATATCATGTTCGCTCATAAGATAACTCCTTTCAGTTCATGGTTCATTTCTTTTTGCGCCGCAGCTCGACGCAGACGCCGAGAATCCGCACGGGCAGGGATTCGATTTCAGCATTGGTATAGAACGCAGGGGTGAACTCTGCGGCGTTGAGAGGCACGAGCGTTACGCCGCCCAGGCTGCGCTGGATGCGCTTGAACGTTGCGTCGTCCCCGTTGACCATGACCACAGCGTCATCTCCGGTTTCGGCCGTATCCTGGCGGCGAACGATGATCGTATCGCCATCGAGATATTCCGGCATCATGGAGCGCCCGCGAATCCGCAGGCCGAAGTATTCATGGCCGTCGTTGGCCTCTTCCGGACTCAGGTCCTCGTAATCCAAAATGTCTTCGATTGCCTCCACAGGCACGCCGGCAGGAATCGTTCCCAGCACGGGGACGGTTCTTTTTATCCTCAGAGGAACATCCACATTGCGCCCAAGAAGATAGTCGACGGAGACGTCGAAGAGACTGGCAAGCGCAATGGCCGTGTCAGTGCTTGGATTTGTTACACCGCGCTCCCACTGACTGACGGCTGTTTGGTTGACAAAAAGCAATTTTGCGAGTTCCTGTTGGGAGAACCCTTTCTTTTGGCGTAGTGACTTAATTCGGTTCATAGAATCACCCCTACTAGGATTCTAGTAGACACGCTCCTAAAAGGCAAGGTCTTTCTACACAAAAGTAGAAATACTACTTGACAAGGGCATGCTAAAGACCTATACTAAAGCTGGTTAGTAGTTAAACTACTGATTGGAGGTGAGACTTTGTACATTAAGCACTACAGAGAACGAGCGGGGATGACGCAGAACGAACTTGCGCAACTCCTCCGACTTAATCAAAAAGCGGTTAGTCAATGGGAAACTGGGGAGACGATGCCGTCAGCAGATAAGCTCCCCCAGCTCGCTCGGATTCTTGGCTGCACGATCGACGACCTGTTCCGCGACAACGAAAACGCCGCCGGCGGGCGCTGACGGCGGAAAGGAGAGAAGCATGAACCGGGAACAAACGACGATCCGCCTCCCCGCGGAGCTCCTGGAGGCACTCCGTGAAGAAGCGGATAGGCGAGGATATTCCCTGAAGGACCTGATTCTCTTCCTACTGTGGGAGTCGGTACAAAGGGAGGAGGATCACTCTTCGCTGCCATCTTGAAGCTCGTTTTCGTAGACTTCGACAATGTAGTCTGCAATGGCACATTCGATTTCCTTGGCAACGGAACGGCGATGAGCTTGGGCAATCTTCGAGATTTCGTTGAACAAGCCCTCGTCCATCCGAAGCGTGAACCGCTTTTCGGAACCATTGGTATACTGGTCAGACTTTTTACGCGCGATCAGCCCCATGCGTGCATTCTCCTTTCTGGCGTCATATAGACAGTATACGTCATAAAAAATATGACGTCAACAGAAAAAGGGATTGACGTCAAAAGTCGGACATGCTATCCTGTAAATGGGAGGTGACGTCTAAAGGATGACAAAAGATGCAAGAACTCGCTTCACGTTCCGGCTACCCGAGGAGCTGTATGAGACCCTCAAAGACAAGGCCGCAGTCAAAGGCGTGTCAGTAAACGCAATCATTCTGCAGATCCTCTGGGAATGGTTGGAGCACAACGCCGCCGGCGGGCGCTGACGGCGGAAAGGAGAGAAAGGAGAACATGAAGCCCTATGAAGTGCTGAGAGAGGAGCTCCGCAATCGCGGCTATTCTGCGCAGGATGTCGCCGGTTGGCTGAATTTATCCCCGGCCTGTGCATCTGCCCGCATGACAGGGCGAACGATCTGGTCGATCGAGGAGATCTATGTCGTCATGGACAAGCTCGGCCTGGATTATCGGGAGATCTATCACGTGTTTCCGCCGCGTGGGGCATATACCGGCCCCATAGGTGCGCACGCAGTGGACCCGACGACACATGCGCTAATGACGTTGCTCATTGAGCGTCTGACTGCCCAAGGAGGAGAAAGGAGCGCCTCATGAAGCCCTACTGGAAAACCGAAGACCCGGCCCAGACCACCGGCGCGCGGGCGGGCGCATGAGCGCCTGGGAGGGCCTGGCCCTGGGCGCGCTGGTCCTGCTGGCGCTGACGCTGGCAGTGACGGCGGGTGCGGCGGCGATCGCCGCGGCCGCGGAGGCGCTGCAGTACACGAGGGACAGGCAAAAGGAGAGGAGGCGGCGCAATGGCCCGCAGAAACGACATCACCATCCGCGCTAAGCGCGACCGGCTCTACGCCGAGGACCCGGGCCGCAGCACGGGCTCCGGACCCGTGACCACGCGCAGGATGACCGCGGAGGATTACCGACACCTGTTTGATCTGAAGAGAAGGAGGAAGGCTGGATGGAATGGCATCTCGAAGGGGACAACGTGATCGTGGTCGACGCGTTCACCGTGCGCGACAGCGACGCCCAGCGCTGGGCGGACCTGATGGCTGTGCGCGTGGAGATCCCGGCCAGGAAGGCATAAAAAAAGAGCCGCCAGGACAGGCGGCAAGAGAAACATCACACCTTTAGGATACCACAGGAGGACACCATGGTCAAGACAACCCTGCACGAGGCCCGCGCCGCGGCGGGCCTATCCATCCGCACCGTCGCCGAGGCGGCGGGCGTGAGCGAATCGTCCTACGGCAACTACGAGCACGGCTTCTACTACCCGCGCCCGGACGCGCGGGAGCGGCTCTGCGCGCTCTTCGGCGCGGCGGAGGCGGACCTCTGGCCCGAGGGCAGCCGGCGCTACCCGCGCAGCGCGCTCCCGGCCCCGCCCCCGGCGCGGCACGCCACGGCGGAATCCCTGCGCCGCGCGGCGCACATCCGGCCGGGCGACCGCCTGCGCGCCCGCGGCTGGGCCTGTACGGTCATCGGGACCGGGCCGCACTTCTTCACCGTCGCCTTCGACCGCACCGGCGCGCGGGAGTGCTACGCATATCACGCCATTCTGCAAAAAGAGCTGAGGAGGGTCCGCAATGTCTGAAAGAGAAATCGCCGTCGCCGTGCGGGACGCGCGGGGCGCCGCCGTCGAGGCGCAGAGCTACTTCGTCATCGTCTGCACCAACCGGACCGAGGGGCGGGATTCCGTGACCATAGAGACGCAGCACATGCGTCCCCGCACGCTCGCGGCGTCTGTCCTGAGCGCCCTGCAAAAGGCGCTCGACTGCTCCCGCGAAGACGCCGTCCGCTACATCCTGCACATCGCGCTGCACACGAAGAGCGAGGAGGTGCAGGACGCATGAAATTGCTGTGGATGGAGATCGAGAACTTCAAGGGCCTCGCGCACTTCCGGCTGGATCTGGGCGGGAAGTCGGCCACGGTCTACGGCGCGAACGCGACCGGCAAGACCACGCTCGCGGACGCCTTCACCTGGCTCATGCTGGGCAAGGACGCCGCCGGCCGCGCGGACTTCGCCGTAAAGCCCCTGGGGCCGGACGGCCAGCCCCTGGCCCGCGGCGTGGAGACGAGCGTCCGCGCGGCCCTTGAAACCGAGGACGGCGCGACCACGACGCTGCGCCGCACCTACAGCGAGAAGTGGGAGCGCCGGCGCGGCAGCGCGCAGGCCGAGATGACCGGCCACACGACCGCCTTCGAGGTGGACGGGCTCCCGGTCAAGATGGCGGACTACAAGGCGTATGTGGAGCGCCTCTGCCCGGAGAAGACCTTCCAGGCGCTGACGAGCCCGGAGCACTTCTGCGCCGTGCTCCCCTGGCAGGAGCGGCGGCGGGTCCTGGCGCAGATGGCCGGCGCCGTCTCCGAGGAGGAGATCTTCGCCCAGAACCCGGAGCTGCGCCCCCTCGCGGCGGCCCGCGGCGCGCACCGCGTCGAGGACTTCAAGCGCATCCAGGAGCGGCAGCGCGCGGCGCTCTCCAAGGAGCTGGACGGCCTGCCCGCCCGCATCGACGAGGCCTCCCGCGCCGTCCGGACGCTCGACGGCGATCCCGCGCAGGCCCGGGCGGAGGAGGCCCGCCTGCGCGGGGAGCGGCAGGCCCTCTCCGACGCCCTGGCCCGCGGCCGGGACGGCGCGCTCGAGGCCGTGGAGCGTGCGCTCGCCGAGAAGCGCGCCGAGATCGCGGAGCTGACCACCGTCAACGCCCGGCGCAAGGCGGACAAGCGCGCGCAGCAGGAGGCGGAATGGGCGCAGCGCCGCAAGCCCCTCCAGGCGCGCACAAACGCCGCCTACGCCGAGGTCGCCCGCCTGCGCGGGGAGCGCTCCATGGCGGAGGCGGAGGCCGGGCGCCAGGGCGCGGCGTGCGAGGCCCTGCGCCGGGACTACGCGCGGGTCGCTGGGGAAGCCTGGCAGGGCGACCTCGCCTGCCCGACCTGCAAGCGCCCCTACGCGCCCGAGGACGTGCAGCAGGCGCGCGCCGCCTTTGCCGCGGCGCAGAAGGAGCGGCTGCAACAGATCGCGGTGCAGGGCGCGGAGCTCGCCCGCGCGGCCGCAGAGGCGCAGGAACGCGCCCGGAAGCTCGGGGAGGAGCTGGCGCGCGCGGAGGAGGAGCGGGACGCCGCGGAAGCCGCCCTGGCCGCCCTGGAGACGCCGCCGGAGATTCCGGACTGCCCGGGATACGCCGCGGGGCTTGCGGCCCTGCAGGACGAGCAGCGCGCGCTGGAGGCCCGCGCGGAGGCGCTCCGGCGGGACCGCGCCGCGGCCGAGGGCGAGACGCGGACCCGGATCGCGGCGCTGGACGAGAGGATCCGGGCCTGCGCGTCGCTGCTTGCGCAGGCGGAGGCGAACGAGCGGGCGCGGGCGCGCGTGCAGGAGCTTTTGCAGCGGCAGACGGAGATCGCATGGGACCTGGAGACCGCGGAGGGCCGCATCGCCCTGTGCGAGGCGTATGTCCGCGCGCTGGCGGCGCTCACCGAGGCGCGCGTGGACGGGCAGTTCCGGCGCATCCGCTGGAAGCTCTTCGAGGAGCAGATCAACGGCGGCCTAAACGAGACCTGCGCGGCCACGGTGGACGGCGTGCCCTTTGCGGACCTCAACCGCGCCATGCGCGCCAACGCGGGGCTGGACGCCATCGCCGCGCTCTCGCGCTTCTTTGGAAAGACCGTGCCGGTGTTCGTGGACAACGCCGAGGGCGTGACGGCCCTGGACCGCATCCCCGGCCAGCGGATCCGCCTGGCGGTCTCCGCCGCGGATGCGGAACTCAGAGTGGAAACGGAGGATTGACCATGGGACTGATCGTGAAAAAGCTGGAAAAGACCGCGGTGCCGCCCCTTGCGGGGGGAACGTATGCCGGCGTGTGCATCGGCGTGGTGGACCTGGGCGAGCAGTACAACGAGCGCTTTAAGAAGGTGCAGAACACCGTGAGCCTGACCTTTGAGATCGCGGGCGAAACGGTGGAGCGGGGCAACGGCCCGGAGCCGCGCTGGCTCTCCCGCGAGTACACAAAGACCCTGGGCGAGAAGGCGAACCTCACGCGGGACCTGCAAAAGCTCCTGGGCGAGGGGGATCTGGACGGCTTCGACCTGCGCGCGCTGCTGGGCCGCGCCTGCCTGCTCTCCGTGCAGTGCCGGGAGCGGCCGGACGGCGCGCGGTTCAACCGCGTGGAGGGGCTCATGGCCCTGCCCAAGGGGATGCCCGCGCCCGTGCCCGCGTCCGAGACCTTCCTCTTCGACATGGACGACCCGGCCACGCACGCGATACTCCCGGCGCTTCCGCAGTTTCTGCGCGAGAAGGTGGAGCGCTCCCCGACCTGGGCGCGGCTGCGCGCCGGCGCCGAGGAGATGGACCTGGACGAGGACGATGCGCCCGGCAACGCCGCGCCGTCGGACGTGGACCCGGAGACCGGGGAGATCCTCCGCCCGGAGGACATCCCCTTCTGAAGGAGGGCCTATGCTGCTGACACCGTATGCAAGCTCCTCCGCGGGCAACCTGTACGAGGTCTTTGACGGGGAGACGCGCCTGCTGCTCGAGTGCGGGCTCCCGCTGCGCGCCCTGCAGGCGGCGCTGCCCCGGCCGCTTTCGGCCTACGCGGCCTGCCTGCTCACGCACGAGCACAAGGACCACAGCCGCGCCGCGGCGGCGCTGCTGCTGCGCGGGGTGGACCTCTGCTGCACGGCCGGCACGGCGCGGGCGCTGGGCCTTGCGGAGGGCGTCCCACGCCTGCACCTCGTCCGCGCCGGGGCGCAGATCGCCATCGGCTCCCTGCGCGTAAAATTCTTTGCCACAACGCACGACGCGGCCGAGCCCGTGGGCTTCCTCCTCGAGAGCCGCATCACGCGCGAGCGCCTGCTCTTTGCCACGGATACGGCCTACGTGCGCGTGCGCGTGCCACGCCTTACGGAGATCGCCATCGAGTGCAACCACAGCCTTGCGCAGCTGGAGGCGAGCGGCCTTCCCCGCGTGGTGCGGGAGCGCGCCCGGCGCACGCACATGGCGCTGGAGACGGCCTGCGCGTACCTTGCGGGGCTGGACCTGCGGCGCGCAGAGCGCATCTGGCTGCTGCACCTGTCCGCCGTGCACGGGGACGCGGAAGGGTTTGCCCGGGCCGTGCGGCAGGTGACGGGCGTGGAGACAATCGCCTGTGCGGCAAAGGCCGGCGCGCTGGGCGATGCGCGGAACCATAGACTCAGTCCAAAGGAGGGATGACCATGGCCTGGATCGAGGCGCACGACACGCTGCCGGACCATCCGAAGGTGCTGCGCGCGGCAAAGGCGCTCCGCCTGGACTCGGACGCGCTGGTGGGGAAGCTGCTGCGGCTGTGGACCTGGGCGCTGAGCAACCGCGAGGACGGGGTCCTCTCGGACCTGGACGCCGGCGTCCTGCACCGCATCATGAACTACAGCGGCAAGGCGGACAAGCTCCTCACGGCGCTGACCGAGGTGCGCCTGCTCGACGCCCTGCCGGACGGGCGGTATGCCATCCACGACTGGGACGAGCACGTCGCCATGCTCATGGAACAGCGCGACCGCAAGCGCACACAGGCCCGGGAGCGCCAGCGCCGGCGGAGAGCGGCAGGCGCCGCGCCCGAAGCGCGTGACGTCACGCCGGAAGAGGCGCACCGTTCCGCTCCCGAAGAGCGTGACGAAGACGCGCCCTGTCACGCACCTGTCACGCGTGACACGAGCGTGACACAACCCCCGTCTGTCACGCGTGACGTCACGCACGATGTCACGCCCTGTCACGCGGTTACCGTACCTAACCGTACCGTACCCTATATAGACGACCCTATAGACGACCCTGCTGTCTCCCCCGCGCGCGTGCGCGCGCGAGAGGCGGCTTGTGGAAAAACTGTGGATAACCTTTTGCAGGCGGAGATCCGGGAGACGATCCGGGAGGGGTTCCGGCAGCGCGTGGGCCGGGAACCGCAGGAAGCCGAGCTTTCCGGGCTGTGCAACCTCTGCGGCCATGGCGGGATGCCGACGAACATGGCGCTGCTGGCCGTGGAGCAGGCGCTGACCTACGGGGCGACGAGCGTCGCCGGCTATGCCTGCAAGACGCTGATCTCCTGGCAGAACCGGTCGATCTTCACCCCGGAGGCCGTGCGCGCCTGGGAGGCGGAGCGCGCCGGGGAGACCGCCCCGGCCAGCTAGAATTTCGTAAAGGAGGGCCTGACATGACCACGATTTCGACACGAAAGACCCCGCGCGCGCCCGCGCCGCGGCCCGTTCCCACCGCCGAACTGCGCGCCTTGCGCGCCCAGCTTCGCGCTGCCACGGCGCTCCTGGATGATCCGTGCCATTGGTGTGACCCGCTGGAGGCGCGAGGCTGTGCGGGCTGCACCCGCCGCGCGCCGGACTGGCGAAAGGGGGCGGCGAGGTGAGGAACCTGAAGCGCATCTCCGTGCTCTGGCTGAGCACCTGCCAGGAGCGGCCCGCGGGGCTCGTCAAGGCGTTCGACCCGGTGACCGGGAACCGCCCGGCGGCTGGGCGCTGGACATACTACGTCGGCATCGGGCGCGGATGGGACGAGGCGGCGGACGTCCGCGAGATCCTCGCCTGGGGCCAGAAGTACGAGGACCTGAGCGTCCTCCAGGCGTTCCTCGCGGAGACGGAGCCGCCCGCATCCGACGCTTGGTACGAGGACGTCTACGGCTACCCGCAGTGCCCGCACTGCGGCTACGAGTGGGACTCGCCCGCGCCGCCCGGCCGCTTCTGCCCGCACTGCGGCATGCGCCTGGGTCCCCTGCGCGCAGGGGACGGGAAGGAGGAATGCCCATGAAGACCTTTGTGCAGAAGAGCTTTTCGGAGCTGTTTGACGAACAGGGGAACTACATCCCGGACGGCCGGTACCGGGAGATCCTGCGCCTGAACGCGCTGCTCGCGGCGCAGGGCGTGCCGCACACCTGCCTGCGCCGCCTTGACGGCTGGCAGGTCTGCTTGCCCGGGCCGGGACGGGCCTGCCGCATGGACGCGATCGAGCACTTCGGCAGCTACGGCGCGGGGGAGGACCGGCTGGAGCTGCTGGACCTGGACGGGGCGGAGGAGCCGGAAGGGTTCCTCACCGCGGAGGAGGCCTGCGCGCGCATGGCGGCGCGCTGGGCGGACATGCAGCGCGCCGGCGCGAAGGAGGGGGGAGCCGTGACGAGGGAAGAGGCGTTGATGCTGTCGGCATATACGGGCGTTCTGCTCGTGCCGGACTTTGAAGACGTTCACAGATACTGCGAGGAGCTGATGGGATTCCCCATTCTCACGCACGAATTTGCGGGGGAAAGGCTCCAAAGCGAGATCCGGGAGAAGCTGCGCCCCCGCGTTTGGGCGCTGTGCCAGGCTGCGGCCGACAATCCATCCGCCGGCCGGGAACAGGCGGACGGGAAGGAGGAATGCCCATGAAGGTTTCGCAGCGGGTTGTGGACGCGATCCGGGCGGAATACCAGCCCTACGACCGGAGGCGCAGCGCGCGGGCGCTCGCGGAGAAGTACGGGCTGTGCAAGGACTACGTTTGGCGGATCGTAACCAGACGGGCGCGAAAGTGGAGGAGGGGATAGCCATGCTGAAGACGCACTACCGCGACTATGCGACGGAGGCGTACCGGCTGCACGCGCGGCTGGGGAGCGCGGCGGCGTACAAGCGGCGCGTGCTGGCGGAGGCGCTCGCCCGGCGGGCGGAATCTGGCGGGAGCGTTGGGAGCGCCGGGCCGGGCAGCCCGACGGAGGCCGCGGTGGTGCGGGCGGAGGCGGCGCTTGCCGAAACCGAGGGCACGCTCCGGGACCTGGAGGCCGTGGAACGGGCGATGGAGCGGATCGGGCGCATGCGCGGGGGGACGTGCATCCTGCGCGCGGTGCGGGAGGTCTACGAGGCCGAGGCGGATCGGCCCATCGAGCGCGGGGAGATCGCCCGCCGCGTGGACAGGCTGTCGCTGGAGATGCCGGCGGGGCCGCGCAGCATCTACCGGTGGCTGGGCACGGCCCGGCAGGTCTTCGCCGAGGAGCGCGGCCTGCGCACCCGCGAGCCGTGAGGGCGCAAAGAAATTTGCGTTTTCGCAAAAGTTGGCAGTAGTGCACGCAACGTATGTGCTATACTGTGTACAGTCGGAGTTGCGGGGAGCAGGGACGACGACCAGGCATGTGAGACACCTCCTGGCGAAGAGGGCAGCCCAAGGTTTTCGGGGCTGTCCTCTTTGCGTCCCCGGACTCTGACGCGGCGGTGCGGACATCCAGGGCCCCACCTTCGGCGCACGGCCGCCGCCTTTCACGACCAGAAAGGCGGGAGGACATGAGACTGATTTGCGGCGACGCGCTGCGGGAGATGCAGCGCATGGACGACGGCGTCTTTGACGCCATCCTCACGGACCCGCCCTATGCGTCCGGGGCGATGACCAAGAGTGGGCGCGAACAGGCGACATCGCGGAAGTACACGGCCGGCAAGGGCCGCTGTCCATACCCGGATTTTGCCGGCGACCAGATGGACCAGAGGAGCTGGGGGCACTTTCTGCGCGACGTGCTTCGCGAGGGACTGCGGGTGTGCAAGCCCGGGGCGGTGTGCGTGCTGACGATCGACTGGCGGCAGCTGCCGGCGCTCACCGACGCCCTGCAGCAGGCCGGGTGGATCTGGCGCGGCACGGCGGTATGGGACAAGGTCAACTCCCGGCCGCAGAAGGGGCGCTTCCGCCAGCAGGCGGAGTTCCTCGTCTGGGGCAGCAAGGGGGCGCTTCCGCTGGACCGACCGGTGCCGGTGCTGCCCGGGGTGTTCGCGGCGGCGGTGGAGGCAAAAGGGAGGCAGCATCAGACGCAAAAGCCCCTGGCGCTGATGCGGGAATTGGTGAAAATCTGCGTGCCGGGCGGGCGCGTGCTGGACCCGTTCGCGGGGAGCGGCACAACGCTCCTGGCGGCGCGGGAACAGGGTCTGGACGCCGTGGGCATCGAGGCGGTGCCGGAGATCTACCGGGCCGCCAAGGCGCGGCTGGGGCTGTGAGCAAACAGGAGGCGGGCGGCGGACGCCCGGGGTATGTGCCGGCAGAAGACGGGCGCAGGGCGGGGCGCGGCCGGCAAGCATGCGCGCTGGAAGAATCGGGAAAGGAGCGGATGGCGAATGGCTGTGCTGGAGAACAGAAAGTATGAGTGCTTCTGCCAGGAATACCTGGTGGACCTGAATCAGACGCAGGCGGCGATCCGGGCGGGCTACAGCCCGCGCTCCGCCGGGCAGACCGCCTCCGCGCTCATGAAAAAGCCGAAGGTCCGCGCGCGCGTGGACGAGCTCATGGCCGAGCGCTCGCGCCGCACGGGCGTCAACCAGGACCGCGTCGTGCGGGAGCTGGCGCGCATCGGCTTTGTGAAGCTGACGGACCTAATCGACCTGGAGACGGGGCAGATCCGGCCGGACGCCTCGGAGGACGACCTGGCGGCGCTGGCCGGCTACCGCGTCAAGCGCATCCCGACCGAGGCCGGCATGGGCCTGGAGGTCGAGGCGCGCCTGGCGGACAAGGGCCGCGCGCTGGAGCTGCTGGGCAAGCACTTAGGCATGTACACGGACCGGACGGAGATCCGCGCGGCCGAGCGCGTCGTGGTCGTGGACGACCTGCGGGAGGAGGGGGAGACGTGACCGTCCGCCTCTCCTCCCTGGTGGCGCCCGCGTTCTGGAGCGTGCACCGGGACATCCGCGACCACGGGCACACGCACTACTGGCTCAAAGGGGGCCGCGGCTCGACCAAGTCCAGCTTCATCAGCCTGGAGATCGTCCTGGGGATCATGCGCGACGCGGAGCGGGGCGTGATGAGCAATGCGGCGGTCTTCCGGCGCTACGGGAACACGCTGGGCGAGTCGGTGTTTTCGCAGATGCTCTGGGCGGTGGAGGCGCTGGGGGTCTCCGCCTGCTGGCAGCAGACGCGCAGCCCCATGCGGCTCACCTACGCGCCCACGGGCCAGCGCATCCTCTTCCGCGGCGTGGACAACGAGACGAAGGTCAAGTCCATCAAGGTCCCCCGCGGGTACGTAAAGTACGTCTGGTTCGAAGAGGTCAACGAGTTCGAGGGGCCGGAAAAGATCCGCTCCGTCAACCAGTCCACGCTGCGCGGCGGCAGCGAGTTCGTCGCCTTTTACAGCTTCAACCCGCCGGCCTCGGCCGCAAACTGGTGCAACCGCGAGGCCGCGCAGGAGAGAAGCGACCGCCTTGCGCACCACAGCACCTACGAGAGCGTGCCGCGCGCCTGGCTGGGGGAGCAGTTCCTCGCCGAGGCGGAGCACCTGAAGGCCGTCAATCCCACGGCCTATGCGCACGAGTACCTGGGCGAAGTCACGGGCACGGGCGCGGAGGTCTTCACCAACGTGCGCCTGCGGCGCATCCCGCAGGAGGAGATCGCGCGGTTCGACCGCCTGCGCTGCGGCCTGGACTGGGGCTACGCCGCGGATCCGCTGCACTTTGCCATGGCGCACTACGACAAGACCCGCCGCCGGCTCTACATCTTCCGCGAGGTGCACAAGGTCCGCCTCTCCAACCGCGCGGCGGCGGAGCAGATCCGCCCCCTGGCGGGGGACAGGCCCATCGTCTGCGACAGCGCGGAGCCCAAGAGCATCGCGGAGATGCGGGACCTGGGGCTGCGCGTGCGCGGCGCGCGCAAGGGCCCGGACAGCGTGGAATACGGCGTGAAGTTCCTGCAGGACCTGGAGGAGATCGTCATCGACCCCGAGCAGTGCCCCAACACCGCGCGCGAGTTCACGAGCTATGAGCTGGACCGCGACAAGGAGGGGAACTTCAAGGCCGGGTTCCCGGACCGCAACAACCACAGCATCGACGCCGTGCGCTACGCCCTGGAGGACGACATGACCGGCGCGCAGATCCGCATTCTGAAGTGAGAGGGGGGAAGACCATGACGAATATGACGGCCATGACCGAGACGCAGCGCCTGACGCTGGTGCTGGACCGGGCGCGGGGCATGAACACGGCCGAGATCGTGGAAAGCGAGGTCGACGAGTTCCGCCGCTTTGCGCAGCCGCAGGCGTGGAGGGTGAGCGAAGCGAACCTGGAGGCCGAGGACGCCCCCGAAGGGGGACCCGCAGGCCGGAACCCCGGGCCGCCAGGGGCGGCACGGGGCGAAAAGAGCCGAAGCCTACTACCGCAACCGGTCGGCCGTGCAGCGCAAGACGGCCCGCTACGAGAGCCGGTCGAACACGAAGATCGAGCACAGCCTCCTGCGCAAGCTCGTGGACCAGAAGGTCAACTACCTCCTGGCCAAGCCCTTCACGATCTCCTCCAAGAGCGCGGCCTACGAAAAGGCATTGAACGGCGTCTTTGACGCCCGGGCGCGCGCGGAGGTCATGGCCCCGGGAAGGGTCTGCGCAAGCAGACCTGGAGGTCGTGCGTTTTGGCGTAAGCCAAATAAGCCGACCGGAACCCCGGGCCGCGTTCTGCGGCACGGGGCGCACCGGCAAGGAGGCGATCAAGAAGGGGATCGGCTGGGCGCAGCTCTACATCGGCGAGGAGGGGACGCTGCGCCTCAAGCGCCTGCCCACGGAGCAGATCCTCCCCGAGTGGGCGGACGACGAGCACACGCGCCTCGACTGCCATACTGGAAGGGTCTGCGCAAGCAGACCTGGAGGCCGAGGACACCCCGAAGGGGTCCGCAGGCCGGAACCCCGGGCCGCCGCAGGCGGCACGGGGCGGACAGGCGCGTCTACCCGCAGGTCGCCTACGAGGGCCGGGAGAAGGTCGTACTGGAGCGGGCGGAGCTGTGGAGCGCGCAGGGCATGTGAAGGGTGAGCGAAGCGAACCTGGAGGCCGAGGACGCCCCCGAAGGGGGACCCGCAGGCCGGAACCCCGGGCCGCGAAAGCGGCACGGGGCGAAACGAGCGCTTCGTGCGGCGCATGGGCGGCGGGCGCTTTGCCCCGGACGCGGACCTGGGCGCGCGGGAGAGCCACTTCGCCGTGGACGGCGCGCCCTGGAACTGGGATGCGCCGCCCTTCCTCTGGGTGCGATACTGCGAGGAGGAGCTGCCGCTGCTGCACTTCGTGCGGGAGCTTATCGACGACTACAACTGGCAGACGTCCGTCTCCGCGGACATCCTGCGCGACGCGGCGCAGCTGGTGTACGTGCTGCGCAACTACGGCGGGGAGAACCTGCAACAGTTCGTGCGGGAGATGCGCGAGAGCCTGGCCGTGCAGGTGGAGGGGGACGGCGGCGTGGACACGCCCTGTTGCGTAGGGTGAGCGCCAGCGAACCTGGAGGCCGTGCGTTTTGGCTTTGGCCAAATAAGCCGGCCGGAACCCCGGGCCGCCGCAGGCGGCACGGGGCGCAGCCTGATATGAACGCCGTAAACTCGCTGCTCGACCGGCACCGGCGCGACCTCTACGACCTGGCGCGCAGCGTGGACACGCAGGACCCGAACCTCGGCGATGCCAGCGGCCAGGCGCTCAAGTTCCGGTATGCCGACCTGGACATGGACTGCAACGATCTGCTGCGCACCGAAACGGCAGCTGTCCCTGCGGGCCAGATGCCGTTCCGGTGTTCCGGCCTGCGGTACTCCTTCGGAGTGTCCTCGGCCTCCAGGTCCGCGCCTCGGCGCGGACCCTTCGCGGGCGGAGTTCCAGGCCATGTTCCTGCGGATGAAGCCGTTCCTGGACGCGTACTTCCGGCTCAAGGGCCTGGGGGACTTTACGGGCGAGGAATTCAGCGTGGTGTGCAACCGCGACATCATCGTCAACGAGATGGAGGCCATCTCCAACGCCAGGAACTCCGTCGGGTTGTTGTCGGAGAAGACCATCGTGGCCAACCACCCCTGGGTGGAGGACGCGGAGGCGGAGCTGCGGCAGAAGCAGCGCGAGGAGGCGGAGGCCCGCGAGGAGCTGCCCTTTGTCGCGCAGGGTGCGCAGCCCGCGCAAAACGGCGCGCAGCCCGCGCCGGGCCCGCAGCCCGCGCCGGGCCCGCAGCCCTCGCAGGGCCCGCGGGAGCGTGAAGACGAATGACGGCGGCGGAATACTGGGCGGAGCGGAACCGGATGGTATTAGAGCAGGGCCTGGAGAAGGCCGACGCCGTGGCCCGGGAGCTGGAGAAGAGCTACCGCCGGGCGCAGCGCGAGGTGCAGGCCGCGGTGGACAAGATCTACGCGACCTTTGCCGGGGAGAGCGGCCTGAGCTACGCCGACGCGCAAGCGTATTTGACCAAGGGGGAGCTGAAGGAATGGCGCTATACCTTGGAGGAGTACGTCGAACGCATCAACGCAAGCGGAGACAAGGACCTTCTGCGGGAGCTGAACGCGCTGTCCGCGCGCAGCCGCATCCGGCGCCTGCAGCAGGTGCAGACGGCGATCGACGTGGCCGCGTCGGAGCTGGCCAGCCGGGGCGAGGCGCTCACCCGCGACCTGCTGGAGGACGCCTACGGCGGGGCCTATGTGCAGGTCGGGGGCGCGCTGCAGGCGGGCCTGGGCGTCGGCGGGCGGCTGGAGATGCTGAACCGGACGGAGGTGGCGCAGGCCGCGGCCTATCCCTGGAGCGGGGCGAGCTTTTCCGAGCGGATCTGGAACAACGCGGACAACCTTGCGCGGGCGCTGCGCCAGGCGGTGACGCAGGGACTGATCCAGGGCCAGGACGTGCGGCAGATGAGTGCGGCGATCGCCAAGGCCACGGGATCTTCGGCCGCCGACGCCGAGCGCCTGATCCGCACCGAGACGGCGCGCTGCATCGAGGAGGCGACGCTCAAGGGCTACGCGGCCGCGGGCGTCGGGCGGTACCAGATCCTCGTGGACGAGGATGAGCGGACCTGCAAGTTCTGCGGGGCCATCGACGAGGAGGCGGTGCACGAGGTCGCCGGGGCCGTGACCGGCGTGAATCTGCCGCCCTTCCACCCGCGCTGCCGCTGCACGACGGTGCCGTACTTCTCCGAGGAGGAGCTCGACCGCTGGGAGGCCCTCGGCGCGGCCGCGAATGGGGAAGAAGTCACTCCGGACACAGAAGAGGACACAGACGCGGAAATCACTCCCGACGTCACTTGGTTTCGAGCCACCTACGGAGAAACGGTTGCAAAGGGGATGCAGGCGCTGCTGCAGGCGGCGGATGAAGATGTCGTGCGCGCATGGAATTCGGTTTCGGCAGATTTCCGCACAAAAAGTTCTGGATATGCGGGAAGCCAGGCCTATTACTCGCCGATGGACGATGCAGTCACGATCAACATGCGCTCTTCCGTGGCGGGGAACAACTACCAAAAGCCGCACCAGCTTGCATTTCACGAGTTTGGACACATGGAGGATTATCTGCTGAACCGAAAATTCGGCGATGGAGATCGCCTCCGGGCGCTGAGCGAGAGCTTCCAAGGGCGCAATTCGGACGGAACTGTACAACTTGGGGCAAGGGGAACGCTTGGACTGCTTGGGCGCACCGCCAAAGAAGAAGCGGCGGAGGCCGTCAAGAGAGCGAAGAAAAAATACGGCGTGAAGACGAAAAAAGAAGCCGTGCAACACTGGCTTCAGGAGATTGCGCAGGGGAAGTCGCTGTATGCAAAAGCCGATGTTTCTGATATACTGGAAGGGGCGGGATGCGGCATATCCTACCCGTTAGGAGTCGGCCATGGAACGAGCTACTGGAAAGGGCGAGACAATGGCAAAGAGATCTTCGCAGAGATCACTTCCGCCGAGATCGCCAACGCGGAGTCTCTGGAGCTCATCAAACAGACTTTCCCCAGAACGTATGCCGTGTACCGAGAAATTTTGAAGGTGGTGAAGGGAAATGCGTGAAATTGACAAGGCCTTGCAGACCTATGAAGAGCGATTCGGCGAGCGCTTCCCGACGGAGGCCATGGGGCTTGCCTCCGCGGAGGAGGTCCTGGCGGAAATCCAAAGGTGCCTCGAAGCGGGAGAGGCGGCAAGGCTGGACTACGACCCTACGGCAGACTACTGATACACCACCAAACGAAAAGCGTCCGAAGCGATTCGGGCGCTTTTTGCATGCCAGGAAGGAGGACGAACATGGACATCCCGCAATTTTCCGTAAACCTCACCACCAACGCGCGCGAGGCGCTGGAGATGGTGGACGCGCTGATCCTGCACCTCAACGAGGCGAACCGGCTCATTCGGGAGCTCTCGGGGCGGGAGGTGCATCTCCGCTTTGCCCCGGGGCCCGATGAGGAAACGACAAAGGAGGACGAAGAATGATTCGAGATCGCAAATGGCTCGCGCCGGAGGGCGCGGGCGGAGCCGGCGCGCCGGAGGGCGGCGCCGGGAGCCCCACCGGGGCCGGGAGCCCCACCGGGGCCGGGAACCCCACCGGGGCCGGGAGCCCCACCGGGGCCGGGAACCCCGCGGGCGGCGCGCCGGCCGCACCGGCCCCGCAGCCCGCGCCGCAGCCTGCACCCGTGCCGGAGGCGCGCTACACGCAGGCGCAGCTCGACGCGGCCGTGCAGAAGGCCGTGGCCGCGCGGGTCAAGGAGCTCAACGCGGCCCACGCGCAGGAGATGGAGGACCGCGAGCTGGACTACGCGCTGCGCGGGGCCGTGACCGACGCGCAGGACGCGGACCTGGTGCTGGGCCTGCTGGACCGCGGCAAGCTCAAGCGGAAGGACGGCAAGGTGGAAGGGCTGGACGAGCAGCTGCAGGCGCTGCGCAAGTCCAAGCCCTTTCTCTTTGTCCAGAAGGCGGCGGAGTCGCCCAAGCTCTCCGGCGCGCAGCCGGCGGGCGGAGGCAGCCCGGCGGGGACCAGCGCGCCCACCCGCTACACGCGCGAGCAGATTGCGCATATGACTCCGCAGGAGATCAACGCGCACTGGGACGACGTTTCCGCGTCCCTGAACTCGTAAAGGAGGAGAAAGAAAATGGCTGTAACCACCTTTATCCCGCAGGTGTGGTCGGCAAGGCTTCTTGCGCACCTGGACAAGGCCCACGTGCTGACGAACCTCGTCAATCGCGACTACGAGGGCGAGATCCGCCAGTACGGCGACACGGTCAAGATCACCCAGATCGGCGACATCACCATCAAGGACTACGTGACGAACACGGACATCGACGACCCCCAGGAGCTCACCACCGAGCAGCAGCTCCTCGTGATCGACCAGCAGAAGTACTACGCCTTCCAGATCGACGACGTGGACGCGGCCCAGGCGCGCGCGAGTCTGGCCGACGCGGCCATGCAGCGCGCGGCCTACGGCCTGGCGGACGCCGCCGACCGCTGGCTGGCGTCGCTCATGGCCGCGGGCGCGGACGAGGGCAACCAGCTCGGCTCCGACGCCGCGCCCGTGGCGCTGACGGCGGACACGGCCTACAACTACCTCGTGCGGCTCAAGGTGATCCTGGACAAGCGCAACGTGCCCACAGAGGGGCGCTGGGTCCTCGTCTCGCCCGAGTACCATGGCCTGCTCCTGCAAGACCATCGCTTCGTCGGCACGGGCGGCACCGCGGCCGAGGCGGCGCTGGGCAACGGCTACATCGGCGCCGCGGCCGGCTTCCGCGTCTACCTGTCCAACAACCTGCCGAACAACCTCGGCGCGCAGAAGGTCCTTGCCTCCTACAACGGCGCGACCTCCTACGCCGAGCAGATCCTCAAGACCGAGGCGTATCGGATGGAGAAGCGCTTCGCCGACGCGGTCAAGGGCCTGCACGTCTATGGCGGCAAGGTCACGCGGCCCACCGCCATCGCCGTGCTGACCGCGGCCTTTGACACCGGCATCCTCGAGCCGCTGACGCTGACGAGCGCCGCGGGCTCCGCCTCCGGCAAGACCAAGGTCTCCGTGGACGAGACCCTGCCCGCCGGCTACACCGCCAAGTACAAGACCGCCGCCACGGTCAAGCTTCCGCAGTACGACGAGGCGCTGACCAGCGGCTGGACGGCGTTCACGCCGGACGCGGACATCACCGCCACGACCGGCCAGGAGATCGTCGTGGCCTACGTCGATTCCGCGAACAAGGCCAAGGCGGCCGGAAAGACGACCGTCACGGCCATGGCGTGATGGACCGCGTGGAGAAGCTCGCCGCGCTGCTGGGCATCGCGGACGACGCGCAGGACGCGATCCTCGCGCACTGCCTGAACACGGCCGAGGGCCTGATCCTGGACTACTGCGCCCTGGAGGAGATCCCGCCGCGGCTGGAACCCGTGCTGCTGGACCTGGCGGTGGACGGCTACCGCCTGGGCGGGTACGGGCAGGCCGCGGCCCCCTCGGGCCCCGTCGCTTCGATCACCGAGGGCGAGCAGAGCGCAAGCTTTGCCGGCTCTGGCGGCGCCGTGGCCGCGGGGTCGGACGCTGCGGCACTGCTCCGGGGGTACGCCTCGCGGCTCAACGCCTACCGGAAGCTGAGGTGGCCGAAACATGATTGACTTTGCGGCGCTCGGGCGCGCGGCGGAGGCGCTGCTGCACAAGGACGAGGTGCGATTGTTTCGGCCTGTGCTCGTGCCGGACGGCATGGGCAGCCAGCGGCCGGGCGAGCCCGAGGACTTGGGCGCGATCCGCGGCAACTTGCAGAGCTACAGCGCGGAGCGGGCGCAGGCGGAGTATGGCGTGACCTGCCGGGCAGAGCGACGCCTCTTCTGCGCGCCGGACGCGCGGATTGTACCGGGCGTGCTCGCAGAGGAGGCGGACGGCACGCGCTGGCGCATCGCCGCCGTGCCGGAGCGGGGCAAAAGCCACGTTGCCGCGCTGCTGGAGCGGGAGGGGGTTGCCCATGCGGACGGAAGTGAAACTTGAGGCCGACCGCCTGGCCGAGGCGCTGCGCGAGCGGGTGGAGACCCTGCAGGGCGGCGGCGCGCCGCAGGCCATGGCCAAGGCCTGCCAGATCGTGCTGCGGACCGCGAAGCGCTACGCGCCCAAGGACACGGGCCTGCTGCGGCGCTCCCTCACCTACCGCGTGGTGCGGGAGGGCGAGGACATCGTGGGCCAGGTGGGGACGAACGTCCACTACGCGATCCACGTCGAGTACGGGCACCGCACGCGGGCGAGCAAGAACGCCATCGGGCAGATCAAATACGTGCCGGGGGTCTACTTCCTGCACCGCGCCCTGCGGGAGAACCGGAACAAGGTCATGGGCGCGCTCCTCGAAGGGGGAGCGGAGCGACCCTGA